AGCGGTAGCTACGCTATCACCATCAACGTAAAAAGCATCTCCTTTAGCTTCTCCACTAACACCATCATTTTGTATGATCTTAATTAATCCCATAATTTCTTATTTTTAAAGATTTATAAAAAGCAGGGTAGCGAACCACCCTGCTAAATTAGTTATTATACAGTTGACTTGAACAATACGAAGTTGTTAGCCGCTTGTACACATAAACATCTTTCAGATAAGAAATGTACTTCCATAGCATCAAGATCAGAAGTGTATGCACCACCAACAGAACCAGTGATCCAAGACTTCATTCTTCTATCATCTGCTTGAGAAGCTCTATATCTTACGTGTAAGAAAGGACGTCTGATATTTTGACCAAGAATTTGATCATAAACAGTTGAAGTTCCAGCAGGAACTAAAACACCATCGATATCCTCAGTTAAACCTCTAGTAGAAGCATCATTAAGATATTTCCAATCAGTTTTGTAGAAGTCATAAGAACCTCTTCTAAAACCAGAGAAACCGAAGTTTAACGCCATTTCAGCTTCGTTATCGAATAAACCGTAAGAAGCAGCTTGAGTAGAAGCGTAACCTCCACCTGCCATAGCTCCAATCATGTCGTCAAAATCAAGAGCTGTTCTTCTTGATAAAAATAACATGTTTTCTTCTATAGCACCTTGCTTATCTAAATGTTTAAGGATGTCGTCAAAATCAGCCATCGCACCAGCTCCAGGAGCAGCAGCACCAGCAAAATCATTATAAACATTTCCTCTTTCTTCGATAGCAGCAAACATACCTTCAGAACCTTCTAAGGTTGCGAACCCAGCACCAGCGGCATCAATTGTAGATGCAGCAGCTACTTTTTCCGCTTCAACCATAGACATTTCTAAATAATCTTCAAATCTCAATCTTGTTTCAGATTCAGCTTTTAAATACCAGAAATACCCAGAAGTACCGTCTTCAGTAGCAACTTCAACCCAACCAATTTGAGCCGTGTCAGAACCGTTAACTAAGTACTTGTCTTTAAGTATGATTGGTTTATTGCTAAACTGAGTAAATTCAGGTTGAATAGCACCTATCATGCCTTCTCTACCTTTTTCAAACTCAGAACCATAAACAAATACCTTAAGACCAGTAGTGCCAGTAGCCCAAGTAGAACTAAGATCAGCAGCAGTATAAGGTCTAACACCTAAAGTAGTAGTAGCCGAATCATATACGTTGTCAATAACAAGACATTTAACCGTAGATAATCCATCAGAAACTACAATAGTTTGGTTTTGTCTAATAGCTACATTTGTATTCCCAGCAGGAAGAGTAATTACTAGATTTGAATTACCACCAGCAACAGCGTCAAATTCAACGTTGTCGTATGCTACGTGTAATCTATTTTGTTCAGACCAAACAACTTGATCAGATGTCATAGGCATTTCAGCGCCTACCATTCTTAAGAATGCAGATACAGTTCTATTACCATATCTTTCAACCTCAGCTTCGTAAAGCTCAGGTAAATATTGCTGCGCAAAGTTTCCACCAGCAGCATCAGTAAAACTTAAATAGTTAGTTACTAACGCTTGTTGGCTTTGAGCAGGAACGATTGATGCGGGAAAAGACCCGCCTGTTGCAAAACTCATAATTTATATTTTTATTTGGTTTTTTTAATCCTCAATTTTAATGAGTCACTATCTACACCACTTATTGCTTTTACTTTTAAACCGTTAATATAAACATCACCATTAGACGTAGTCCTTGGCTCGTTACTTATATTCTTAGATTTAGCTACAATGTCTTTAGTAGCATCGGCTTTGCCTTGCTCATAAAAATGTTTAGCTATTGTATCAGCGTTACGTGCTGCATAGAGAGCTTTGTGATAACCAGCGTAATCGGATATATTGCCTTCCTTGTTTAAGAACTTCTTAATGAAATTACTCATATCACTTTGTACATCTGCTACTTCACTTGGGTTTTGGACACTATATCTAAATCTTTTTTCACCAACATTGAAATCAAAACCTTCGAATTCATCGGTGAAATATTTTTGAGTCGTGTTTCTAAACCATTCTCTATTCTTGTTAACCCTCTTTTGGTCCTCATTATATCTGTTGAAAAAGTCCATAGCTTTTTGTTGTTCTTGCGTAATACCAGGTCGAGATTTAATCTCTTGATAGTATTTATCTTTAAGATCAGTTAAAAAGTTTTTGGCTTTAGCAACTTCTTCTTTGTACGCAAGTTTTTTCTTACGTATTGTTTTTTCGTCATCATAATCTTCGTCAAATTGAAAATTATCTTCTATGATAAAATCAATTTCTTCAGCATCAAGATGAGCTTTAGTATTTTTATAATACTCTTTTAATAATGCATCATCACTAACATTTGAGTAATCTGCATTTAGTCGAACATAATCCTCAATTGTACCTCCAGTTTCGTTCATGAAGTTTACTAAACTCTCAACGTTCTCTGGCAAGTTTAATTGTGGATTCTCTTCAATTTCTTTATTAATGTTTTCAAGAGTTGTTGTTTCACTAACATCTTCTTCTTTAATCTCTTGTATTACATCTATTTCTTATTTTTTACCCTCTTCGGAAGGTTTTTCTTGTTTGGCGTGTGTTTCTCCCACTTCTTGCAATCCCACCTTGCTCTCTTCCCTTGTCTCTTCGCTTTGCTCATCAGACTGTAACACAATCTTTTCTGCGACTGGCTCTTGAACGGCATCTTCTTCTTTTTTAGATAAATCTATTTTTGTAACGTGCTCTGCTTTTTTGTTAGTTAATTTCTTTGGTTTCTTTTTAACCTTTAAGCTTTCTGATTTTTCGTCTACTATTTTTTCTTTTTCTTCTGACATGATATAATATTATAAAATTAATAACTAAACACCAAAGCTGTCTAAATCCAACATAGGTTGATCGTCACTAAAATTCTTTGGTGGTAACTGTTTGTTTCTTTGTTCTATCAACTCGCTTTGTTGAGTTGCTTGTATTTTGGTTCTTTCGTCTTTTCTGCTAAATCCATTTTCAACTTATATTCCATTTGAAGGATACGCATTTTTATTTCAGCTTCTTGTTCCATTTTCTGGATATCAAACTGAGATTTACCTTGCTCAATTTGTAAAGTAGTTTGAGCTATAGCCTCTTGTTTATGGACTTCATTCATAGCCGCTCTTTCTGCCTGCTCAGCATTAGCTTGAGCTTGAGCTTGAATATTAGCTTGTTGTGCTTGTTGATCTTGAGCAAGCTTTTGTGATCTCCTCTTTTTTAATACTTGATTTGCTAATTTTAAATTCTTTATTTCTCTTATATCTATAGCGTCTTCTAAGTATATTTGACCGCTCTGTAAAGCCACTTGTATATTTTGCTCTATTAATTGTCTTTCTTCTTCGTCTGGTTCTAATTCTAAAAATATTCCGAAATCATGAAGATTTAAACTCGAAAGCTCTTCTAATGTATGTACATTAAATCTAGATATACTTGATTGTATAGATTCTCTTAGTGTAGGAAAAGCTAAACAATCTGCTATTCTTAAAGCTATATTCTCGCAAGTTCTTAAATTTAAGTAAAGACTTCCTTGTAATACATGTTTAGTTGCAGTGTTAGAGTTAGCTGCTGCTAATTTTTGTAAACCAACAAGAGAGTCAGGATCTGGCATACTACCATCTCTAGCCTCATTTAAACCGGTAACATCTCTTATTAATTGTAAATAGTATTGATACGTACTTATTAGCGACTGTATTTTACCACCACCATTTGAGGTTTGCATTTCTTGTATAGGAACTTTACCTGGATTCATATCGCCATCCTGCGTCATAGATCTACCTATGATACTACCAGTTTGAAAATACATATTTAATGCCTCGGCTGGATTGTAGTTAGTACCGTTACCAAGATCAACTTCAGCTAAACCATCTGCATCAAGATAAACACCATCAGGTACCATTCTTGATAATACTTGTTGTAGTTTTAAATGAGTTATTTGGATCATATCCGCAAAACTCATCATTCTACTTACAAGAGATTCTATCCTGCCCTTATACATTCTTGGAGCACAGATATTATAATTCATTCTAACTTTAACAGTGTTAGCAAAGGGTCTAGTCATATTTTCAGCTAGCTTCCACTCTAGCATATCATCAAACCCTAATATCTTAGCTCCACTGTATAATACTTCTATTGCTCTATCTATTTTTTTAAACCCATCAGCTTCTGGTGGATTAAACGTATCTTGCTTTTCTAATGCTTTTTCTAAACCAAATGGAGTTTGTTTTATTTTCCACGTTTGGTTAGTATACGTTTTGTATTCGAAAAATAATACCTGAACTGTATTTTGATCAGCTCTACCATTCCAGTTTCTAAGGTAATTAT